TGCAGGATGTATTTGTCGGGGATCTGCACGCCGGCCTCGGTGCGCAGGCGCACGGCTTGGTCGAACTGGGTGTCCTCGAACGTGTCGCGCTCGGGTTGGTTCGTCACCACGATGGCGTACTCGCCCAGCGTCAGGTCGTTTGCGATGCGGCCCTCGGGCGTGGGCTGGTTCACCATCAGCTGCTCGGTCGTGTTCATCAGGCGGTCGGTCGTGATGTACAGCAGACGCTGCTCGGTGTAGTACTCCTGCACGAGGTCCAGCACGGTGCGCGCGAGGATGAAGTCCGAGCGGTTCATGTTGTCCATGACCTTGGCGAGATTCGCCTGCCCGCTCTGCTTGTTCGTCTGCACGCTCTTGGCCGCCACGTCCTCGCGCGCAAAACCCTGCATGTAGTCCGACACACCCGAGATCGTCTTGATGTGCTCCTCGGCCTTGTACGACACCCGGTCCAGCCCTGTGGGGGTCTGGTTCGGCTGGATCTTCTCGATGTTGTTGATGTCGTCCAGCTCGACCACGAGGCCGGACTGCGCGCCGCGCGTCTCCAGCTCGGCGGTGGACATGTTGGTCAGTGCGTTGCGCTTCACCTTCCAGCCGGAGTTGGCCGAGGTGTTCACCACATGCAGCTCCTGCGAGCTGACCTTGTTCAACAGCTCCTGCGGGCCGAGCAGGTTCTCCACGAGGCCGACGGTACGGCCGCGACGGAAGTACGGGAAGTACGGCACCACGGTGAAGTGCTTGTACGGGCTCCAGTCGTCGTGCAGCACCACGTTGTCGGCGATGACCGTCCAACGGATGCGCTGGATCAGCTTCTTCGTGGTGGCCAGCTGGGGGTTGGCCTGCAGGTGCTGGGCGATGCGGTCGTCGTCCCAGTCGGTGGGCACAACGCGCGTGTCGCCGGTCTCCAGATCGACGAAGTGCAGCACCTTGTCGAGCTTCTTCCACTGGCGCTCGATCACGCGGATGTTGCGGACGTTGTTGTACTCCTGCTGGGTCACCGTGTTGAGCGGCCAGCCGATGGCGCGCGCCGAGCCGAAGCGGTCGCGGTTGATGTCGATGGAGTCGTAGCCGTAGGGGTAGTACGAGTCGGTGCGGCTGCGCAGGAGGTCCGCGTCGGCCTTGCCGGACAGCAGCTCGATCTGGTCGGGGCTCATCCACTTGGTGATGAGCACGTCGTTCCACTTGTCCGGGTCGTACTCGTCAGCATCCGAGTCGATCAGCACGTTCTTGGGGTTCAGCTGCTCGATGCGCACCTCGCCGCGCAGTGAGTCGGTGAAGTCCAGCCGCACGTCGAAGAAGCCACGGGACGTCACGATACCGTCCGTGAACACGTCGGAGCGGGCCCAGCTGAGCTGGTTGTTGTCCGCGATCTGCATGAACACCTTGGTCAAGGCGTCGGCGACCTCGGACGTGGCCCCCTCGTTGCGAGGTTTGAAGGCGATGTCCGTGCGGTTGAAGATCTGCTCGCCCATCACGTTGGAGATGGTCGAGATGATCTTGTTGATCGTCAGGGCGGGGCGGCGCTGGGCCTTGAGCAGGGCCAGATCGTTCTGGTCCCACTGCAGGCCGGCGAAGAAGTCCTCGCACTTGGCGGCCTTCTTCACGTAGTCGAGGTGGCCGTTGTCGCGGAGCCACGTGTAGCGGTTCCAGACTTGGGTGGCCAGAGCGGTGTTCACAGGCATGTCGTTCTCCTCAGCTCAGCTCGTTGAGACGGTACATGGCCTGCAGCAGCACCGTGCGAATGTCTGCGAGGGCGTTGTCCAGCGAGATGTCGTCGTCCATCAGATCGTCACGATTCTCGTCGATCCAGAGCACGAGGTCACTGCACATCTTGGCACACGGGCGGATGACGGGGGCCCACGAGGGGTACGCCTCGATCTTCCCGTGCTTGCCCTGCCACTGCTCGATGAAGCTGTCGATGGCGTCGGGCAGGTCGGAGTACAGGGTCTCCAGTGCCTTGTGGGCGGCGTAGCTGCCCGTCTTGAAATGCTCAAGGTGGGCGAAGGTGCCCATGTGCAGGACGCGAACCGCAAGTTCTGCTTGAAGCTTTGACATGATCTCTCCTATGCCGACATGTGACTGCCACTGCCGGCGAAACTCTCACTCAATCGGTCCCGCCAGCTCTTCAGCGGAGGCGGGGTGTACGCTTGCGGTGGCTCCTTACCCATGCACAGCTGCACTGCCCATGCCAAGGCGTCGACCACGTCGTCGTGGACGCCGGCTGGGAAGCGAAGCAACTCTTGTTCGGCCTGAGCGCGCCATGCGGCTTCTTCGGGGAAGATGACGCGGCCCTGCTGCATGCGCCCTTGCAAGGGGCGCGCACGCGCCATTTTATCGGTCATCGGGCGCAGCACCTCGTACGGGAGGTACTGGCGACGCTCAACCATGCGCTTCTTGAACAGCGGCTCGATGGCGCGCCAGATCTGACCGTCCTCGGCACCCAGCAGGTAGCCGGTGCCGGGCATGGACCCCCAGCGCGTGGCCACGTCGAGCATGGCCTCGACGATCTGGAAGCTGTCCCCCTTCATCCGGAAGATCTCCAGCACGTACAGCTGGTCCAACTCGTCCTGAAGAATCGTCGCCCCCACGGTCCAGTCGTTGGCCTGCTTCTCGCCAATGGCGAAGTCCCACGCGGTGTAGATGCGCAGCCCGTTGGGGCTGGGGAGCTGGCGCTGGTAGCGGAAGTACTCCTTGCGGAAGTACATGCCCTCGTCGGGCACCGGGTTCTGCTGGTACAGGGCCGACCAGATGCGGGGCTGGAGGTTGGCGCGGATGCGCTTCAGTGCCTCGGTCGGGTAGCGGTCCTCGTGGAGGCAGAAATCCTTCGGGCGCAGCAGTGTGAGGTGCTTGGAGTAGCCCAGAGGTGGGTTGGCGACGTCGATCGGCTCGTCGGTCCGGATGATTGGCCCCGGGTTGCCGGGATCGAAGTCGTCACGGTACTCGTACGACAGGCTGAGGGCCGGGTACTTGATGATCTCGAAGTCGTCGATGCCCTCCGGCGCGCCCTCCTTACCGATGAGCGCCATGGCCTGCTGCAGCCGGCCGGCGAGGTCGTCGTCGTTCCACCACGTCTGGATGACAAGGACGCCGCCACCGGGAGCGAGACGCGTATACGCCGTGGACTGGTACCAATCCCACAGCTTCTCACGCACTAGGGCCGAGTCGGCTTCCTCTTGGTCCTTGATGGGGTCGTCGATGATGAGGACGTGGGCGCCCTTGCCGGTGATACCGCCACCACGGCCAGCAGCCGTAAATCCGCCCCCTTTGGTGGTGCTCCACTTCTCGACGGACTGGGAATCGGGGTCGAGCTGTGCGTCAGGAAAGATGGCTTGGTACTGCGGGTCACGGAACACCTCCCGAACCTTGCGGCTGAAGCCCATCGGCAGGTCGAGGTTGTACCCCACGTTGATCAGCTCGTGGTGTGGGTACTGGCCAAGGTGCCAAGCGGGGAAACGGATCGACGCCAGCTCGCTTTTGCCATGACGCGGAGGCATCAGAAGCATAAGACGAGGGCTCTTGCCTTCGGCAACTTCCCTACTGAAGCGCTCAAGGCGACGGCAGATGTCGTCATGCACCCAGCCGGCCGAGTAGCGCGGGTGCGTGAGCTTGGTGAAGTGCAGAAGGCGGCGACGGGCAAGAATCCGGTCCGCAAGCAGCTTGGCTGCGGCCGAATTAGGCTTCGGGGAGGCCATTTTTCTGGGTCTCCTCGATCACAGTCACTTCGCCTTCGAGCACGTTGGGGTCCCCCTCAGCCAGTTTCAGCAATTCTTCGTCCGTCATAGCGTTCAGACGCTGGATCAGCACCTGACCCTGCACCGAAACCTCGATCTTGGCCTTCGTCGGCTCGTAGAAGCCACACATTTTGCCCACTTCACGCCATCCGGCGATCATCGTGAGCGGGTCGGCCTTGATCTTGGCCATCTCGATCGACTCCAAGAAGCCGTCGATGACCCGTTTCTTGGTCACCTGACTCGCTGCTGCGTACTCAGCACGACGTTCTGCGATTGCGCGCTCGATTTTCGGGTGGCGCATCCAGTCGTGGGCCGCCGTACCGGGTTGGGCAGCTCCTGCCGCGCGTGCCGCCGCCGTCTGTGTCATCTGATGGTCCACCAAATACATGACGAATCGCCGCTGCATCTCTGTCAGCGGTGCGTCGGGGTTCAGATCGCCGTTTTTTGCGCTCTCGCGGCGGTTCGGGAGGTTCTCCGGGGCCTGCGAGACGTTGGAACGGGAAACCTTGCGGTTTTTTGGTGGGTTCGTCGCCATTTGATACCAATTGTAGCCCGGAGACGTTGGGGTTGTGAAGTCCTACGAATTTTGGCGCGAATTTTTTGGAACTCGGTGCTGAAAACAGGGGGTGGGGTGGTTCGGATCTGTTTCACGTGGAACAAAAAACTTGGGTGAGTGACCCATGTCACCGAGTGACACCCCTCTCCCCCTCGGGGAGAGAAGCCCCCCGACTTCGGATTCGGTTCTGAGTCCGAGGAAAAGGAGTCTCTTAGCTCCTAGTCCCGAGTGCTTAGTTCAAAGTTTCGAAGTTCAGCGTGCTTCGCACGCATGCCCGTTGATTGTGAAGGAGTTGAATGTCTCAACTCCACTTTTAGGAGGCCGAAATGGCACGCATGACCAAAACCCAGCTCGTAGACGAGAACATCGCTCTGCGCCACAACCTCAGCCTGCTCGAAGCGAAGGTCGCAGAGTACGCAACGCAGTTGCTGCGCACTAAGGGCAGTGCTAACTGCACAGTAGGCGAGGTGCTCGCCATCGACCGCAGCCGCAAGCCTGCGCAGCCGGGCGACGAGGTCGTAGTTGCCATGTACACCAAGCGCGATGGCTCGCGCTGGAACAAGGTGCGCATTGGCTACAACACGTTCGCGCATCGTCGCGTGAGCTGAATACTGCGCGCTTCGCGCGCATGCCCGTTTCTTGCGAGCTTGACCAGTGCTCGGAACTGGTCGCAACTTTTCAACTTCAGGAGTTCATCATGTCCAAGTCTTTCGCACTCGCTGCATTCAACACTGCTGTCGTCATCACCAACGCTGGCCACGCCGCCAAGCGTGGAGTCGTTGCCGCCGCGTCCTTCACCAAAGACAACGCTGTCGCAGGCGCTCACGCTGCCAAGCATGGAGTCGTTGCCGCTGCGTCCTTCACCAAGGACAGCGCCGTTGCTGGAACGACTGCCACCAAGGAAGCTGGCATCGCGTTCTGGGCTGGCATGAAGTACGCGCACCAGTACAACAAGGCGAACGCCGTCGCTGCTGAGCGCCTCACGCCTGAAGACATCGAGGCTTCGAAGCCCAGCACCAAGCGCGGCACGCGTACCGTCGCCAAGCGCAGCGCCAAGTAATGAGCGCTCTGATCTTCACCCTCTGCATCATCGTCGGCACGGTCGTTCACGTCCGTGTCGTTCGTCCCATCTTCTTCAACTGACCTAGGAGTTCATCATGTTCGCATCCATCATCAAGTTCGCTCAGGACGCTGTCACCAAGTACAAGTCACAACGCGTTCGCGCTGTGGTTGACCAGTACTGCGCGCTCATCGACACGCAGGTCACGGCCAACATGCCGGCTGTCATCGAGTTCTATCGGGGCAGCGCCACTGCGATCGTCGACAAGACGTTCGAAGATCCGACGCCTGCAATCAATCTGCTGAGTGCTTTGGGCCAAGTGACCAAGCACTACGGCCCTGCACTGCGTGCTGAGTTCGATGTGCTGAGCACCAAGCTCGAAGCGAACGGTGCATCGCCGGTCTTCGTTCAACGTATCGAGGCGCTGGTCGCTGCTGTCGAGGCACTGACCAACGACGCGTCGTGATCATCGAGTCTGGCGTCATCATCTTCTTCGGCATGCTTTTGCTCGGTATCAAGCTGCCGAGAAAGGTAAGTTTGAAGTTGCTCGGCCGTCCATTGGCTCTGGATCTGAGTGTTTCAGTGCTGGCGTACGTCATGCATTACGGGACATTCTCCGGGATCATGGCTGCGGCCGTGGCTGGGCTCATGTGCTCAGGCTTCACATCGGTCGCGCGCTACGCGTTCGGCTACATCAAAGACAAGCGATATCACAAAGGTCGCGTTTGGCAGCTACAGCTGAAGGAGGATGAGCTGTGATTCACGTCTACGGCTTTGAAGCACACACGTTGGAGGCGCTGTGTACGCAGCGCGCTCCATCACCCGAGGACTTCCTCGCT